GATGCTGGCGGAGTGTAAGGTTTCTCCTAGGAATACTTGGCCTTCAACTCGCTGACGCCGATCAGAGCGCCGTCAATGCGATTTACCGCACGAAGGCCGGTCACTGGCCGTCCGTGACGGTAATCTTGAGCTTGTCGAGCTTGGCCTTCACCGCGTTTTCCACGGCGGCGGCGATCTGGTCTGGGTCGGCACCCTTGCTTTCGGCGAGGGTCTTGACCGCCGTGGTCAAGGCGGTGACCTGCGCCGTCAGCTGCGGGATCATCGTGTCGTGGAGACGGATGACATCGCTGGTCGCGTCGCTGATCACATCCCTCGCGTACCTGCCGTTCGGCAGCTTGTGCAGCCACGTCCCGCCGGTCAGTCCTTTATCGTGCATGGCGAACACGTCCTGGATCGCCGGCGACAGGCAGTCCCTCACACAGGCTCCGTTCGGGAGCTTGTGCGTCCAGATCCTCATGATGTCCTCATCCGTCAATGCCATTTCGGCACCTCCTAATAGTTCGTTTGCTCTTGTGATTATCCGTTCCACTGGCAGCGCGTTGACGCACCTGTCGGGACACCCGTAGTGGTCCGTGCCCGGCACCTCGCGGTGCAGGACGATGTTGCCGTGCCGGTTGCCGCTGGCGTCGTGCCAGAGGGTCTTCCACCCGTATCGGCGGGCGATGTCGGCGCACAGTCTGGCGCTGGCCTCGACCTCCGCGTCGGTGACAGGAATGCCCGCCATGCCGCCCTCATGCTCGATGGTGATGCCGCTGCAATCACTCTGCCAATTGGCGTCCGCCCAGCTGCCCTACGTCTCGTCCACCCACTGGTAGACGCTGCCGTCGCCGCCGACGCCGTAATGGCTGGCGGCTTGGAAGCTGGAGCGCATGAAGCACGAGTCCGTGCCGGCCAATCGGCCGACCATGATATGCAGGGTGATGAGGTCCACGCGCAGCCCGTTGCGCCCAGCGTAGTGGTTCGGGCTGCCGCGCCATAGTGCGAAGCCTGCGCCGGTCACTGGATGTCACCGCCCGGCTCAAGATCCGCGTCCGTGGTGTCGGTGGTCTTCGGCGTGGTCTTGGCCACGGCTGCCGCGGCGCTCAGGGCCGCGTTCTTCGCGGCGCTGATGCCGTTGACCACGCCTTCCTTCTTCAGGGCGTCGACGAGCTGCTGTCCCGCGAGACTCGCGGATGTGATGTTCTGGTTCTTCCACCAGCCGTAGATCGTGCCCGCGATGCCGATGACGCCGAAAACCGAAGCGCTCACCTGTTCGTCGGTGAATGGCAGCGGGTTGATTCCGGCCAGACTGAGACCGGCGTTGACCAAAGCGTAGAGGGTGACCACGATGGTCACGCCGGCCTTGACCCGTTCGCCGGTCAGGCCGGGAAGATTGTTGGTGGCTTGTTTTTCGTTGGCGTGTTCCGCCATGATTTGCCTCCTTTAGACATAAGGAAAGGCCACCTCCGATGAGATGGCCTTGAAAATGATGATTGTCAGCGCATGTGCGCGCCATGGTTGAATACGAGGATGAGCACGCAGAGCAGCAGGATGAAGATGACCGTCATCGCTCCTCTAATGTTTCGGGTGCGATGTCGGCCCGCAATTCGTCGGGCAGATGGGGCTTCGGATGATTCGCCAGGAAACCAGGCTCGATGATCTCGCAGAAGGTCTGGAGCCAGTGGAAAAGCGAGCGGGTGTAGGCCGCTAGGGCGAAATATTTCCGCTGCTGTGATTCCAGATGCTGGATCTGCTCCTCCTGCGATTCCACCTGCTCGCGCAGGGGCTTGATGACGCTGTCGGTCAGAATGTCGCATGCTTGGGCGGCGATCTGCGCCGTATCCTTGCGACGGGACGAGATGGCGCCGATGATGGCGCCAAGCCCGCCGCCGCCGATCAATGCGACGATCACGGCCGTCCAGAATTCCGAGCTGGAGAAGAGGTCTGGCGGGAACATCAGTCTTCGGCCCCATCCGAGCGCCATGTTTTGATCGTGGTGACTTGTGCGAGCTTGGTGGCGGTGATGGTCTCCGCGTCCTTGGTGTCCATGTCCGCGATGGTCGCCTCCTGCGCGTCACGTGACGTGAAGGTGGCGGTGACCCCACGTGAATAGTCGCACCATGTCTCACCGTCCGCGTCCTTGTGGTCGAATGTCAACCCCAAGCGGAGCAGCTGGTAGACGATGCCGCTCTTGGGTGGGCGCAGGTCGAGGACGCCGTCCTGCACGTCGGCAGCGGCGGCATCAGTAGTGGTGTTTTCGTTGTTGTCAGACATGATGTCCTCCTTATGTTGTGATGGTTTGTGGATTATTGGGCGATGCTCAATTGGTCGAGCGACACCCAGTCCCAGACGCCGTAGATCCTCACCTGCCTGCTGCCGGCCGGAATGTACGCGTTGGTCCAGCCGAGCGTGTTGTTCCGATAGGCGGGCAGCAGGAAGTTCCTGTTCAGGCTCGACGTCCACAGTCTGAGGACGCCGGGATTCTCGAAGAGGCTGTTGTCGCCGTCGATCGTGGTCTTGACACGTCCGCGGAACCGCAGGCAGCCGCCGCGATACCCGTATGCCGCGTAGCCGGCCACACTGCATCCCTTGCCGGGAGCGATGTCCTGCCATCCGGTCTGCCACACTTGTTCCGGCTCGGACGAGGTGGACCCGTCACCGGCCAGCGCCGGCTCCATCCTGATCGCGAAATGGTCATCGCCAAAGGGGCCCATGATGAAACGGTCCAGGAAATCGCCTCCGCTTCGCGCAATCTTCGACTTGACGACCATGTTGTCCTGCCCGAGCTGGACCACGTCCGTGATCTGGTTGGACGGGTTCCTGTTCTTCACGTGGAAGACGCCGTCGGTGCCGACCAAAGCGGATGGGCCGGTGAACACGCCGTTCGTTTTCTTGCCGACCCGCACGCCGTCCGACGTCATCTGGATGCATGGTTCCAACGCGGCGACCCTGTCCTGCGCGTTCTGCGCCTTGCTTGCCGCCTGGCTGGCGGTGGTGTTGGCGTTGTTGAGCGCGTCGGCCAATACCGGTGTCGTGGTGGTGGTCGTGCCGTTGGTCCACACGCATTTGGATCTGGTCCATAGGTATTTGCCGCTCGACCATGTCATGTTCGGGCTCCACGAGCCGCCCGTCTGGGTGGTCGCGCTGGTGGACAGGTAGTATTCGGGCGTGATGCTCTTAGCACCATTGCCCGTCGCTCCAGTCTGTCCCCGCTTGCCGTCCGCTCCCGTGGCGCCGGTCTTGCCGGTGGCCCCTTGCGGGCCTTGCGGCCCTGTGGCGCCGGTCGCGCCTTTCGGTCCCGTCTGACCGGTCGCACCGGTGATGCATGTTGCCGCGGTCGTTTTGGATGTGCCGTCGCCCAGTGTGGTGACGGTCCGCTGCCACATGTATCTGCCCGACTGCCATGCCGGTGCGGTCGTGCTCCATCCGGACGTGGGCGCGGTCGTGCTGCTCGTGGACAACGCGTATTCGACGCGCACTCCCGTCATGGACGTCTTCGCCACGGCGGAGACCTTCGAATCGGTCTCGGTTTTGCTGTAGAACTTGGCTTCCCACGAATTGTTGTTCTGCGTGATCTTGGAGCCGATCTCCTGTGTGACGCCGCTCTTGGTGGCGTAAGTGCTTGCGACGGTGCTCGTGATGCTCTTATTGCTCGCGGTGATATCGGATTTCGTGGCTAGACCGGAACCATCGGAACCTTTATAGTTCTCGACAACACCAAGTGCAATGGTTTTGGCATTCTGATTGACATAGGATTTAGTGGCGTAATCTCCTGCTGGTTGAAGGCCGGTGACGTCGACGCATGCGACGTTTGCCACATACCACTGAGTCGTTAGGCTACCATGCCACTGGTCGATCTGGAAGTATACGCATCCTCTGGATTTGCCGTTCGGACAGGTGAAACGCCATGTCGCGGACATCCATCCGTCACTCAGGTTTGACGTCGATTCCGTATGTACCATGCTGTCCCAGGCGTGTCCGCTGGTCTGTTTGGTGTACCAGATACCAGCATTTAGTGATATGTCGCCCTTGATCTTCTTGGCATGAGCGGTGATCACATATGTGTGGCCCGGTACCACAGGAAAACTGGTGGCGGAATTGGAATGGTCACGGCTTGCGAGTAGGTTCACTCCGCTCCCATTCGGCGCAGTTACGTTATCCACCAGAGAAGTGATCTGTGGCTTGTCCGGGTCGAACGTCGGATTGACCCACAGGTTCGAACCACGGCCATAGGTCTGGCTTACAGTGGTCTTGAAACCGTTAAGATTCTGTTCCAGAGAGCTTACGCGGCTTACAGCGCCGTCAGCGGTAGATGCGACCTGTGAGATGGTCTGCTTGTTCGAGTCGGCAGTACTCTTCGCCTCGTTAGCGGTCTTGACAGTCGCATCGAGGGTCTTGGCCTGTTCGGTGATCTTGGTCGAAAGGCCGTTGGCGGTCTGTTCCACCGTGGTGGCCTTGCTCATCGCTCCGGAAGCGGTCTTCGACACCTCGGCCACCTGGGCGGTGATGCTGTCGGAAGTCTGTTTCAGCGCACTGGTGGTGGCGTAAGCCGACATGCCGTCCTTGGGCTGGTAGGTCTTGGCGACAGTGGATTCGAAACCGTCGAGGTTCTGTTCGAGCGAGCTCACGCGGCTCACGGCTCCGTCGGCGGTTGTTTTGACCTGTGAAATGGTCTGCTTGTTACTGTCAGCGGTCGACTTGGCCTCGTTCGCGGTCTTTGTCGTGGCATCCAGCGTCTTGCCTTGGGCGGTGATCCTGGTGGACAGGCCGTTGGCGGTCTGTTCCACCGTGGTGGCCTTGCTCATCGCTCCGGAAGCGGTCTTCGACACCTCGGCCACCTGCGTCTTGATGGAATCCGCGGTCTGCGTCAATTCCGACTTGGTCGAATAATCGCCAGCGGGCTGGAGGTCTTCCGGTGCGGGACTCCAATCCGTGGCCTTGGATCCCTTCTCGGCCTTGATCCGCCGCCACCTGAACTTTCCGGACGCAAACCAGTCGCATCGGATGCCGAGCTGAAACTTTCGGTTTGCGGTATTCGATTTTTGAGCTTTGTTCGTCCGGGACAGATGATAGACGGCATTCACAGGTGTCTGCCGGGTCAGGAGCGAATCGGCGAACACGTTGAACGCGTAACTCCACGATCCATCCACAGTACCCTGTGTAACGGCTAATGCGGTATGCCCGCCAGTGCTTGCGACATCCGCAAATTCGATGTCGATCTGAGTGGTGTAGTCCGCGCCTTCCGCAAGGCCATCGGGAGTGTCGACGGTGGCAAGGACCTTGCAGAAGTTTGAGGCATTCGGTGTTATCACAATCCAATCGGACCAATTGCCGGAAGTCCCCTTTATCAGATTCGTCCCGCCGACAGACAGCTTGTCGAGATCGTCCTTGGTGGTGTACGTCTGGCTGACGGTCGTTTTGAACCCGTTCAGATTCGCTTCGAGACTGGTGGCCTTGTCCACCGCGCTCTGGGCGGTCTTCGCGGTCGACGAAATACTAGCGCTCAAAGAGTCCGAAGTGGCCTTCAGGCTCGTCCGGGTCGCATACGTGGCGTCGGCCTGCGCCTTGGACTGATAGTTCTTCGACAGGTCCAGACTCACGCCGTCGGCGGTCTGCTGGGCCTTGGAAGCGGCGGTCACGGCACCATCGGCGGTCCGTCTGACCGAGGACAGCGAGGAGGACAATGATTCGCTCGTGGCCTCCAATTCGGCCTTCGTGGAATACTTCAGATCCGCGTCCTTCGCGCTCGTGTAGTCGGACGTGAGCGTGCGTTTCACGCCGTCGGCGGTCTCCTGGGCGCTGTTGGCTTTCTCCACCGCCCCTTCCGCCGTGCTTTTCACGGACGTGATGGACGAGCGCAGGCCGTCGGCGGTCTGCTCGAGCTCGGTCTTCGTGGAATACTTCAGTTCCATGTCCTTCGTGCTCGTGTAGTCCTCGCTCAGCGTGGTTCTGATGCCGTCCGCGGTCTGCTCCACCCGCGACGCCTTGCTCAACGCGTCTGACGCGGTCTTCGCGGTCTGCGAGACGGTGGACGAGATGCCGGTCACGGTCTGTTTCAATTCGGTCATGCTTTTGACCGTCGTGTCGCTACGGGTGATCTCGCCGGTCAGCCGCTGGTCGAATTCCTTGAGCTGCGTCTGCTGTCCATCGACGGTGCCCTTGATGTCCGTGATCCGACCGGCCAGTTGATCGCCTTTGCCGGACAGGCCTGACACGCGCGCGTCCAGATCGCCCACGCTCTTGTCGAGCTCGGCCTTGCCGGCATCCACCCTCTGCGAGAGCTTGTCACCGTCGGCCTTGATCTGATCCGTCTTCGCGTCCACCTTAGCGATGCCCTCCTTGAGCGCCGTCGTCTGCGATTCCAGATCAGACTGCGCCTTGTCGGCCTTCGCATCCACGGCCGCAATCGCCGTGTCGGTGGCCTTCTTGTTCGCGTCCACCTCGGCCTGCAGATCAGAGCGCGCCTTGTCGGCTTTGGCGGCGGCGTCATCGGCGGCCTTCTGCGCGTCCCGCGCGGCCTTGTCGATTCCGCTCGTGTCCACGAGCGGCAGCTGGGTGCCGTCCTTGTCGACGCGGTTGATGCCGTCCGAGGCGTTCCCTCCGGCGAGTATGCCCTCGCCGTCGCCGGTATCGATCCACACTCCGCCGCTCCTGCGGGTGAGCAGGCCGGTCGCGACCTCCAACGCGTTGAGGCTCGTGCCGAACAGCAGGTCGATGTCGCTGGGATTGATCTCTCCATGCGATGCCATGAGTGGCCTCCAAAAAGAACGTGGAGGATCCATGCGTCAGGTGCAGGGGTCCTCGCAGATATCAAACAAGAGTGTGACCTTGCCCGTCTGGTCGCCGCTCATCTTCATGAGCCGCTGACGGTACAATCCGTCCGGAAGGTCGGGATAGCCAGTGATGGAAATTTCAAAGATTTCGCCGGGCCAGAAGGTGCCGAGCGCATGCAACGGCATGCCGGAAGCGTCCACGTCGTTCGCGTCGATCGTGCCGGATAGTTGCATGAGGGGCTTGGAATTGGCCGCGAGCTTGGCCTGCGCATGCGATTTCAAGACGTCCCAATTCTTCGCGTCCGAATCCGAATAGGTCCCCTCGCGCAATGGCCATGGGTCGCTGCGGCGGCATAGGGTCAGGTCCTCGGCCAGACAGCACAGGGTCGCCTTGTCACTGCCCGCGCCCGTGGCGTAAAAACGCTGCGTGGGCGCCATACGGTCCACCTTGAGATCCTCGATGCTGCCGCCGAGCGGATGGTAGAACAATGAGTGCACGGTCTTCTGGCCGAGATAGACGTCACCATCCGACCCCGCTTCGAAGCGATACCTCACATGCTGCGAATCCGAAAGATAGGGTCGGAATTGCATGTCCGGCCCGCCGATCACGTTCGCGAGCTTCGACAGGATCTGCTTGCACGACTGATTCTGCACATCCCAATCCTGATAGTCCATGCGCTGATGATTACCCTTCTCGCCGAGCCAAGGGAGGTCGATGGGTAGCTCGCCGCCCGGTTTGAGCGAAGTGCATTGGCGGATGACCTCGCAGGCGATGGCGCGCAGGGACAATCCCTGCCACGCGAATCCGCCCGGCGCAGTGTGCGCTTCGTTCGTGCCGAAAGCGTCGTCATGCGTGAGGATTCGGTCGCCGAGCACTGTCATGAGACTGTCCAACGGGATGCTCACGTCATTCGGCGTGCTGGACCGGACGCCGAACACACCACCCAATATCGGCGTGCCCAACGAGGCGTCATCATCCATCGAGCTGTGCCAGAAGAGCACGAGGCCACGCTTCCCGCACATCAGCGCATCCGCGCGGGCGGTGGGCGTCGAACCGGGAATCTGCGACCAGGGCAATTGGAGGCCGGACACCTCGTCCTCGCCCACATCCTTGCTCTTCGTCGTGGAGAAAGACGAGTCGCTGACGGTCATCGACCATGTGAAGCTTGGGATATCGATCTGCTGGGCGAGCTGACCGGTCATCGTATCGCAGATGCAGGCGGTCCACGTCACCGCGCGACCCCCTCGTCCTTGACCACAAGCACGCGACCGACATACGTGTCGCCATTGTCCTTGGCCCCGTAATGGGTGACGTAGCCCGCCCCCTGCTCGTTGAACATCGCGACGCCGATGGTGTGCGAGCCTTTCGCAAGCTGGAGTGAGCACGTGCACTCATGCGTTTTCCACGAATCCGTGTATTCAATTTTGCGCGTGGTGTACAGTTTCCCGTCGATGACGAAACGCACCGTGGCGACGCCCTTGGACCCGTCCTTCTTCGCAGTGGAGACACAGGCATACACGGCCAGCAGCAGGTTGCGGTCGGTCGGCATCTTGAAAGTGCCGAGCAGGAAAGGAGCCGTATACGCGGGATTGGACGAGGCTTGAAGGTCCTTGTTCTCGGCGATTCGCGCGAGCACGCCAAGACTCGCGCCATGCGGTATGGCGTAATCCTGCGTGTCCACCGGCGTGGCCGATTGAGTGGACGAGGCACCGGCGGGCATCCTCATGCTCATCAGCCGCGTGCATCCGGCAGGCAGGGACGGGGCGACGGGATTCGCTGATGGCGTGCCCTGCGTCACACCGGAGACAACGGAATTGTTCGAGTCGCCTTGGCTGATGTCATTGGCCTTGAGCCAGATGACGTCGATGCGTGGATTCGACGGGTCTCCAGCACCCACGGCGGGTGACTGACCGCCACCCCAATAAGCCTCCGTATATCCGTCCGCATTGCCACGGGAGCAGACGGCCACACCTTGCGCGACGTCATACCGCAGGTCGCTGCGGCCGCTAACATCCAGTCCGCAGATGATGCCGGTGTTCTCCCAATGCGCTTTGATGACCTGACGATGTGTCAGCGGGTCCACTCCCTTGCCTGTACTATCCGGGGCGATGCCCAAAGCGGTGGTCATAATCTCTCCTTAAATCACATGTAGGTGTCATGGCATTCGACGCTCACATACCCATTGCCGATGGATTGCAGGTTCACGGCCAGCGAGCCGCCCGGCTGGACGATCGGAAAACCACGCTGGCGAAGATTCCTGCTCACGTCCAATCCACCGATGCTCGCCGTGCGACTCCTCGAATCAAGGACGAGCGGCACGTTGCCGACCGCCTGCGCATAATCCAGACTCATATCCAATCCCGGAAATGTGAGCTGCACGCCATTAGGCCAAGGGCCCTGCACGGTGAAAACGGGATACGCGCGGGAGCTGCCATTGTTTGTGAGCGTACACACGTTACGCGCATCCACGGCCGCTTTTCCATAGGACAGCGGATAGGCCAAGCCCTTGCCGGAATCGCCGTAGGAAAGGCCAACGTGGTCCGATTCAATCGACGGCAACAGCTGATAGCGCTGAGGGGTCGATGACAAGCGTTCCGGACGCTCGAAAACGATGGTGATGGTCGAATCGGCGATGCTGCCGGACCGATAGTCAGGCTGCTGGGTAAGCACCATATATCCGCCACTGCAGCAGGTATCCTCGGTGCCGTCGACCACGCGCATCCTGACCTGACGATGCACGAGCCTGCGCACACTGTCCGTCAAAGCGAGCAGCGCGTCACGACTGGAGGCGTTGGCATTCCAATGCAGAGTGACGGTGCGGCTGGCGTAGGAGATGTCATCCTCGCTCACGTCATGTCCACCGTCACCCTGCCCGCGCGCCGTCACATTGACTTTCGCGGCGGGAGTCGACCACCAGCCCTCGATGCCGCCCTTCGCGATGCACAGGCAATCAAGATCACCAGAGCCTTCGAAGCGCACCGGCTCCAAGCCGGAGGCCGACAATTCCGCAAAATAAGCCACATCGGCCTCCTTTTATCGCAATTGGTGTCGCGCGGTGCGCACGAGGATGCTCGCATCAGCCCATGGATCCGAGCGTTCGGGGATGTTGACGTTGAGGTTCACGGTCCGATCGCCCTTATCTTTGACGTCAGCGCCGAAGATCTTGACAATCTGCTCTCGCGTCAACACGAGTTCGGGCTGCTTGGTCTCGTTGGCCACGAGGTGCCGTCCGGGTGGCAGGATGCCGCCGCGATCGTACAGGGTCGGCCTATCGTCTCCGACGATGCCGCCGAGCGCGTAGCCGCCCGCACGATTCATTCCGGCCAACGACCCATACCGATGGATCGCGTAATTGCAGCCGGCATAGATGTTGGCGAGCGGGTCGGTGATGCCACGCGAGCGGTACGGCCCCGCATAGGCATTGAATGTGCCAGGAATGGTCTGCATCAGGCCCTGCGACGGCATACCCGCTTTGGCGTTGGAATCCCAGTTGTTGATGGCGTTAGGATTGCCGCCGGACTCCTGATTCATTCGGCGTAGCACGGTGTCGGCCCAGCTTGCTGGCTGGCCCAATTCCTTGAGCACCTGCAGGACTAGGCTCCTCCAGCGTTCCACGCCGCCACCGACCGAACCATGATATTGGCCCGCCTCGGATTTGCTGGTCCACTTGGATGCCAGGTCTGACGCCATCGACTTGACCTTGTCGACAAGAGCCGTAGCGGCACTCACCGGCAGTCTGCCGACCATCTGGCCGAACTGGCCGCCGCTGATTCCCGCCACCTGCGATTTCACAGGCGTGAGAATCTTCGACGTGACCCAATCCACAGGATTCTTCACAAAGGCCTGAGCTGTCTGGGACAAATCCTCGATGAATTTCTTCGCTCCGGACACCGCCTTGCCAATCTTGGAGGCAATGCCACCTTTGGCGAAGCGTTGGACGCCATCAAGACCCATATCCTCACGGACGGCCTGCACGCCATGGTGGCGAGCCAAAGCGTTCCAGCGGTAGACGTTCTCCGCGCCGACGGCCTTAGTCCATTCCGGCACCATCCACGCCTCGCCCGGCGAGGTTATCGCCGGGATCGAATCGACACCGGGAGCGTAACCGGGGTTGATGCCGCCGACGGTGCCGCCGGTTGCGAACTTCACCGTCGGAAGGGAGAGTTTCAGGCCGACGGCGCCGGCCACCGAATCCCATACCTTCTTGATGCCGTTCGTGTACACCGTGTTGACGACGAAGGCCACCGGAGCCCTTGCGGCCTCCTTAACCTGATCCCAGCTTCGTTTAATCCAATCCTTGGTGGACTGGAAGGCCTGGCCGATGGCATTGACGGCATTGGAGATAGGAATCTTCACGTTGTTGTCGAACCACGTGCCGACCGAGCTGAAGACGCCGGTTATCCGGTCTTTGGCCGTCTGGAAAATCGACTGGAAAGTGCCCGGAATCCCCTGGAAGAAGCCGGTGATGGAACCGGGAATGCCGGCAAACCAGTCACATACCACCTGCCACTTGGATTGCACCCATTGGCCAGCGGAGTCAAAGAAACCGCCGACAGCGGCCGGAATACCCGAGAAGAAACCTCCGATTGAGGATCCAACACCTGAGAACCAGTCGCAGATGCCCTGCCATTTGGCCTCAACCCACTGGCCCGCCGAATCAAACCATCCACCAATCGCCGATGGAATACCGGAGAAGAAGTCGCCGATCTTCTGACCTGTGGTCCCGAACCAGTCCTTGACACCGTTCCAACGGTCCTCGACCCACTGGGCCGCGCCGTCGAACTTCGATTGAATCTTGACCATCAGGTCGCACCAATTGGTGTTGATCCAATCGCCGGCGTCGCCCCATGCCTTCTTGATGCCGGCCAGAGTGTCCTGCTGGGCTTTGACCTGCGCTGCCGTATTGTCGGCCTGTGCCTGCCCTGCCTCGGAGAACGCGCCTTTGATGCCGTTCCAAGCCTTGACTCCGGCATCGCGTTGGCCGGAGCTCATCGAAGCTTGCGCGGAACCGGTATTACCTGCGAACCCCTGCTCGTCGGCTTTCTTTCGAAGGCTTCCGAGTTTGTTCATTCCGGTTTTCGCGGCACCCACGGCCATTGATGGCCAGTTCAGCGGATTCAGGTTGTGTTCCCATGTGGAGTTCTTGATTCCGAGGAACTTGTTGTTTTCCTGTGCGGCCTTGTACCGTTTCTGGTAGTCGGCGTATGACTTGTCGCCCTCGCTGAAACCGGGAATTTTGTTCAGTTGACTCCATGCCCACTTAGGAGTGCCTTTTTCGACGTTCTTCGCAGCCGAAAGCATTGCGGTTCCACCGGCTGCGATTCCAACCTTGCCGACGGTAAGCTTTGACAGCCATTTCGGAGCCTTCAGCCCGCCGAGGAACTTGCCGAACGATTTCAGCGCGTTGCCAGCGGTCTTGATGCCTTTTCCGGCGATGCCGAAGCCTTTGCCGATATCCTTGGCGACACCGAAGATGTTCTTCAGTATCTTGAATCCTTTACTACCTAACCACAGGTAGATGGCCGTATCGAAGATGGTGCCCTGCTGGTCAGCGGACAGACCGTTCCACGCCTTCTCGATTGATGCGAGCAGGTCGAGCAGTGGCTTCAGACCAGCAAGCGCCACATTGGCGGCTTTCAAGGCCTTGTTCAAGTTCGACTTGTCGCCATCCGCCGGGGTGTTGAAAAATTCACCCAATCCGGGAAGGTTCTTCAGCACCTCGCTGGCGGAGTCGCGGATGCCGAGGAGGCTGTCTTTGAAGTCGATGAGTGTCTGGCGGTCTGCGTTCTCGAAGGCACGGTTGAACTCGTACGAGAATTCACCGGTCTTGATGAAATCGGTGAGACCTTTATACCCCCACCGAATCCGCTGGTAAGCGTCTTCGATACCCGCATACGACTTCTTGTCGATGTGGAAAGATTCAGCCAATTTTTCGTTGACTTTGCCGGTCTCGACAAATTCCAATGATCCGGAGACCGCCTTGGCCACAGCCGAGCCGACATCTCCGAATTTCGCCGTAAAGCTGTTAATGACGCCGCTGATGCGGTCGACACCGAACGCCTCGATAATCTTCTCGATGGCCTTCTGGACGCGGTTTTTCGCGTTCTCCATCGCAGTGCCGATGCCCTGTGTGGCGTCTTTTGCCTGCGTCGTAAATGATGCGTACGGCCCGTAGCCGTCCTTATTGAGCTTGACGAGCGCCTTATTGAAGTCCTCGAAGGTGACCTTGCCACCCTTCATCGCCTCATATAGGTCGTTCTGCTTCGCGTTTGCGCCAAGGATGCTCTTGGCCAATTGGTTCATCTGGCCAGGCATTGCATTGACGACACTTCGCCATGCGGCGGCATCGACCTTGTTCGCGCTCAACATCTGGTTGTACTGTTCGATGGCGTCGGCCTGCAGCACTGTGTCTTTGCCGCCGGCCAGGACGGCATTGTTGAACGCCAATGCGATGCTGGTGGCCTCGTCCAGATTCTTGGTCAACGGAGCGAGCTGCTGGACCATGCCGATCATGCTTGATGTGGTGGTCGGCAGGCCGTCGATGCTGGCGCTGATGCGTTTGATGGCTGCGGCAGCGTCATTCGAGTCGTACCCCAAATTCTTCATGACTTTGGGGAAGTTGTTCATCGTGTCGGCGCGTTTGATGGCGCCTTCCACGTTGCTGGTGATGATGTTTGAGACTTTGCTGAATGCCGACTGCGCGAACCCGCTGATGGCTCCGAACTTCGCGGCTCCCCACGCTGTGAAGAAGCGTTCGGAATCTCCGACGCCCCTTGTGGCAGTGGTAGTGACGCTTGATTGCATGCTACGGAAGGAATTGATGGCATTGCGCGCCGATGCCGCGGCGGACGCGAAAAATCCCGACTGCTTGGAAGTGCTCGCGTTCAGATTCGTCTGAGCGTCGTGGAGCTGCGTCTGAGTCTCTTTCAGGCCTTTGCTGGCGGCTTTGAGTTGTTCCTCAGCCGATGTGACGGCTTCGGTCTTCTGCCTCGCCTTGCTCCTTGCGTCGTTGAGTCGTGCTTGGGCGTTGATGGCCTGTGAGGAGGATTGTCCGCTTTTGACGATGGTTTCCTGCAGTTTGACTTCGGCGGCCTGTACGCGCAGGTCGGCGCTTTTCTGCTCGTCGCGCGCTTTTGCGATCTGCGACGTGCACTGGCTGACCGCCTGCGCGGCCTTCTTCTCAGCCTGCTGCAGGCTCTTGACCTGCTCTGACAGCACGTCACGGCCAGCGGCCTGATTCATGGCGTCGGAGAATTTCTTGCCGGCATTCCGTCCTGCGGAGGTGGCCGCGGCCGTCACACCGCTGTTGAGCTTCGTGCCGAAAGCGCTCAGATTCGGGAGCACATCGATCCATGCGGCTGTGCCGGCCATGAGACCACCTCACTGTTCAGTTTTTCGATTGATCGCCCGTGACAAGCGCCATGAGCTCGCTCCGCTCCTGCGCGTGTAAGGCCTTGCTGTCGACAGACGACTGTTCGCGTTTGGACTCAGCCACCACGACAGCCGGAGGCTTGGTGCGAGGCCTGATGTCATCCTCTTCAAGGGGATGCTCCACAAATGGAGCGCACTGGGTGATGGTTAGCTGGATGTCACGGAGCATGTCGCCCAAATCGTGCAACAGCCATTCCGACTCACTCCAGCCATCACCAGCCAAAGCACGAAAGAAGACGTTGTCCGGCGGCATGTGGATTATCAGCGCATGCAGTGCGCGGAGGCTCAAACGTTTCTGCCAGAACTCCTTGATCGGGTCACGCGGCGCGTAGACCGCGCATAACGCGGCCTCCAATTCCTCCGCGTGACCATCACCATCAAGGAGCTCTAAAGCGTTGTAGGGTTTCCCTCGCTGTCCGTCTCATGCACTTCATCGGCCGCGTCGTCGAGCAGGAGGAAAAGCAGGCTGATCTGTCCGCCGGCCTCGATGAAATCATCCCACTGGGCGCCGAGCAGCGCTTTCGCCAAGTCGAACTGGTCGTCGGACTCCTGCGCCTTCGCGAATGCCTTCTTCTCCTCATTCGACTGGAAAATTGGAGCGTGGATGCGGAATTCCTTCGCATCCGGCTCGTCGTCGATGGTGAACTCGATCCACTCCCGAATCTTCGGGTGGGATTCAAGATACTTCGCCTTCACGGCCTTGAGGCTGCGGACCTTACGCTTCTTGTTGTCGGTCATTTTTCAATCCTTTCAAAAAAATCAGTGTTCCTTTCGGCGAGAGAAGAAGGGAAAATCCCGCACCGGTGAAAGGAATCAAAAGCCCGATGCGGGAAGAATCAATGTCAGTCGGCGACCGGCTGTGACTCGGAGGACGCTGCCTGATCGGACACCGGCTGCGACTGGGAGACATCAGCATGAGGCGCGGCACCGGCCTTGGCGATCTTCTCGCCCTCGTAGAACACCTTGCCGGTCTTCGGATCCTGGAAGAAGGTGAAGGTCTGGTCCTCACCCTCGGCGTCGGAACGGTTCTTGGTGTTGTCGCCCTGATTGGTGACCTTGACGCGATACCCGGCCTCGATGCGATAATGCGCCGCGTCACCCACGCCATCCTGACCGATCCAGATCAGGCGGTAGTACGGGAATTCCGTGGTTTTTTCATCGGTGAATTCGAAACCCTCATCCTTGTTTTCCGGCCACTGGGAGACGGGCAGGCCATGAGCCAAGGCCTTGACCCACGCGTTCATTTCCAGGAAGGTGAGCTGCAGGGTGCGGGTACGGCCGGTGATGTCGGAACGCACCGGCTCCAGATCCTGCACCGCACTGGTGTCGGCGGACTCGATGCCGCGACTCATCTTCGCGCCATCAGTGCTGATGTAGCCCATCACCTTGAAATCCTCGGGCAGCTGATTCGGTTTGTTGGTTGCGGTGTCGAAGAAAGGATCCGGCATCGCGGTCGAATAGTCGGCGATAGCGAGCAGCTGAGTGCCCCACTTTCGCACGTTTCCGTTATTGTCATTGAGAATGCTTGGCACATCGGTGATGGCGGCCATCATTTCCTCCAATCGTTGTCGTTATTTGAGACTGGTTTTTGGACGCATGTCGAGAGATGCCGTGGCGGCGCAGCGAAGCACGCCGGCGGCACGCTCGTATGCGATTTGAGAGAATTCGGTGATTTGTGAGGCGTCAACGTAGCCGTAGCGGTTGCCTCGGCCTCCGAGCCTGAAGATGGAAGCTTCGATACGTCCGGTGATGTCGGCCATCGACTTCCAGTCGGCCGCGTACACGTCGATGTCGACGCTTCGCGTGCGCGTATAGTCGGCACCCTGACCTCCGCCGGGCGCCGGCGTGACCATCACACAAGGCAGATGGTCTTTCATGTCATCCGGCAGCTTCGAAACCGCCGAGATGCCGACATCGTCCTTCAGCCAAGCGATCAGCAAAGGGAGCGGGTGGGGCCATTGGCCTTGCAGAAGCATGAGTCAATCCCCCATCTCCGCTATGGCACGGCGCAGGAAGCCCTTCTTCGGCAGTCGGCCGCCGTACTCCTTCTCCGCGGCCTGCTCGTCGCCGACGACGATGCGCGCATATGGCCTTTGGATGTGGCTCGGCGACTTCGTGCCGGGACGTCGTCCTTGCACGACGCGCACCGATTCGGCGTAATGCCGGTCGCCTTCCTTGAGCGCGATGCGCTTCACGATCGGAGCGAGCCGACGTGCCTTCGCATTCAAAGCTGAGGTGACGGTCGGATTGGACAACACGTTTTTGCGCATCCAATCCTCATCGACCGCGAATTTCTTGGTCATGACGTCACCTCCGTCATCCACCACTCGGTGTGGTTCCCGATGCCGTCGGGCGTTGTGTAGTCGAATGCCGCCGAAGCGGGCTGGAAAGTGCGGCCATTCCATTCGATGCGCGAATCGCCCGTGAGCAGACTCGCCACGAGATCGCCGGAATGGCTGAAGCACTTGAATTGCGGCAGGTGGTTCACGTCCTGGAAGAGCGGCAGGTCGGTCGCTGCGACCGGCTGCACGTTGCACCCCTCGAGCACGGTTTTGCGCGTCGCATACTGCTGCTGGCCGAATTCGTCCGGCTCGCCGTCCACGACTTTCGTCGTGATGGTGAGCGTGTGTCCGTGGATACCGTCCATGTCAGTCCACCTTGTATCGGGCGACCATCGCCGCCCACTGGGCTGTCGTGCCGACAGTCAGAGCGGACGAATAGGTGCGCTGTTCCGCGCCGGTCGTGTAGGACACGAGTCCGGGCAGCGTCTGGTAGATGGCCGCGGCCTGTTCGAGCACGACATCCTGGATGCCTTTCGGCACCGGGGCATAGCCATGCCTGTACGTAACCTGCACGCTCCGCCACTTGTCTGGGATCGGCCGGTCGAGGCGTATCGCGCCAGACGCGGACCATTCGAAATCCGTTACCTGTCGTCCGTTGATGACCAGCGCCAACACCTCATGCACCGGAAGACAGGGCAGTGTGAGCGCCCTACCACCATCGGAGTCGAGGATGACGGTTTCGGTCATCATGCTGATCGGATTGTTGGCCTGTTCGCGGAATCTCCCGGAAGCGAGGTCCAATGCGAGTTTGAGTTTCTCGTCATCGGCCTTGCCTCCGGTCTTCAAGGCGAGATCATCGATGGAGGCCAGCGGGTCAAGCGTCGACTCGACCATCGGTCACCTCCGGATCACTTGTGGTCCGCGCCGGAATCGGAGGAGGTGCTGCCGGATAGCTTGATAACGGCGATGCGCTTCGGTTCGCGGATGAAGAGCATGTTGCGTTCCTCGGCACGCACGTAGGTCAGGTTGTGGCGCGCGTCGTCTTCGTTCTGGTTGAACGCTTCGATGGTCAGCGGCACGTAGTTGAGCAGCTGCACGGTGGAGAACTCGCCCATGACGGCGGTGCCCTTCGGCAGTGCCTGCGATTCGATGCGCGGGATGCCCCACAGGGTGCTCGGACCCGCCGAGAATGGACCCTGTCCGAAGTAACGGCCCTGCTTGTCCTGCATGAGATCGATTGCTTCGTTGTCCTCCGGATTCAGGACGATGGCCTGAATGGTCGTTCCGATGTTCGACAGGACGGTCTTGGCGTGACGGACGGTGGCGAACACGTCGGTGTCGAAGGCGACCTGCTGGGTGCCGGTGGTGTTCAGGATGCCCTTCTGCGCCACATCGGTTGCGGAATCGCCGTTGAGGATGGTCTTCTCCAAGTAGGCGTTCAGGTTCCGGGTCAAGGTGCTGTTGATGAGCGAGCTGATGATGCCGTCATCATGGAGTTCCTGGTTGGTGACCTTGATGCCGTCGGCGCAGGTCCATTCCTTCGCCTCGGCCATCTGGGTGCCCAGCTCGGACAGCGGCTTTGCAGCGCCTTCTTTGACGGCTGCGGCGTTGTTGGTGACGCTGATGAGCTGACGGTACTGCACGTAAGCGGAATTGGTGGTGCCGCGGGTGATGAGGTCGAGGAAGATATTCGGCTTCGGATAGGTGATATCGGTGTAGCCCGGCAGCACTGTCGGCGTCACGGCGCCCGGCAGCGCGGTTGACAGCGGGTTCGGATCCTGCTTGACGCGCACGCGAGTCTTGGCGATGCGCACCGGCGTTCGATCCGGTGTGGTCGCGTTCTTGAAAGCGAGGTAGGCGTCGGAATGGACGAATGCCTCGCCGATAGTCTTGTATGTGATGGCCTTGCCGGACACGTCGTCGGACGGCTCTGAGGAGGCAAGCATGCTCTTCAGGGCTTCTGATGCCTCATGCTCCTTGTCGATCCTCGCCTTCAGGTCGTCGGCCTTGGCGCGCAGGGAGATGATCTCCTCGTTCTCGTCCGTGGTGAATTCGCGGCCTTCGCCCTGCGCCTTGTTGGCGATCGCCTTCACGCGGGCGATGGTGTCCTGCAGTTCCTGCTTCATGCTCATGTTGGAATCTCCTTCGGTGATGAGCTGTGTTTCCATTTCCGCCGCCCACGCGGTCAAATCGGGCAAGTTCTCAACGTCGGCCGGTTCGCCCTCGCTCTGACGGTCGGGTTCCTCTGCCTGTCCGTCGGTGGTGTCCTGCGATCGCTCCTCGTTCATGACCTCGCGGATCATGTTTCGGAGCTCGTCGCGGTCGAGTTGCATTGAAAAAGGCCCCGGACCATTCGGTTCGGAGCCTTCGTTTGAATCAGTGTCCTGCTGGCCTGTGTCGGCCGGCGGGTCCTCGCTTTTCGTGCTGACCAGTCGTGTCTCCGGATTCGCGCCCTTGAGACAGAGACTGACCTCGAAAAGGTCGAATTTGTGGATCGGCCAGACAAGATCGCCGTCCGGCGCGGTTTGCACATCGTCGTACCATGCTTCGCCGCCGACGCTGAACTCGTGCACGCGGCCGTCCTTCAAAAGCTTGAAGCACTGCAGGCCATTTGGACTGCTCAAATCAAGCTGGCCATCTATCTCAAGGCACGTGTCGGTCTGCCGCATGTCGGTGATGACACCGACATTCGCGTTCGGGTCGGTCCAATTGTGGCTGAAGAGGATCGGGATGGTCTTGCCGGCGCGGAAATTCGCGATCGAATCATCGAAGGCGTGCGGAAGCATCATGTCGCCCTGCGAGTCGACCACGTTGAAGGTCGATACGACCGCGGTGAATTTGCCTTCGCCTAGAGACTGGCCGTTACTCACGCCCATTGGCTCGGACTTGGCGAGAAGCGTCTTCCTCCGGCTCTCGGAGAGAGGACGCGTGTCATTCCTGTGCATTTGCACCTCCAAGATTCTGCGAGCCGCTGTCGTGAGGGCTCGCCTGAGTGCCGCCGCCGCGGACGGTGTTCAATTGGGTCAGGATCTCGTCGTATTCCTCGCCCTTCGGCTCGAGACCATGATCTGCTCGCGCCTCGTTGACGCTCATCCACGGACCACCGACGGCGGATGACGTGACCTGCGCGTCATCGACGAAGCTGCCGCGCAAAGCGGATTCGATATTGAATTCGATGAACTGGCCTTTGAAGAATCGACTGCAGATCTGCTCGTTGAAAGCGCCTTGCAATTGCTCGAACAGTGGGCCTAGCGTCTCACGGTAGAGCGCGTCGCGGAAGGCCTGCTGCGAAGCGTATTTGCCTTCCCTTGCGCCGACCATCTCCGGCGGCACCTGATAGGCGGACGCCACCTCGATGTCGCTCAAGGTGCGTCCCTCGACCTCCTGCGCGTCCTTCGGTGTGAATTCCGTGCCGACCTTCTGATAGGCGATGCCGCGCAGGATGGGGCTCTCGCCCTCCTTGCCGCCACCGTCCATCCAATTCGCAAGCTCGGTCTGCAACCTGCGTCGCGCATCGGAGGACAGAGCCTTCTCGTTCAGATCCTGCGCCCAGTAGCCCGGCATGCGCAGGCCATGCTTCCATAATTGGCGACGCCACTTCACGGCCTCGGTATGCTCGTCCAAGGTCTGCTGCAGCGTGAGCATCGGACTGATGCCCTCGAATGAGCCATAACCCTTGTCGCGAAAATATCCGAGCGTGGTGTCGGGATCATCGAATCGAATGTACCCGTCCGGGTTGGATGCCGGATCGGTGGTGGTGAAGCCGTCTGCCTCATCGATGATGCCCGGACGCCTGTGGAATCGCCATTGCGAGGTCGGAAGCCTTTCAAGCGTGCCGTCTGCGTCGGAGTAGACGACCAGGAATCGGTCGAAGAGCATCAGATCGGCCACGATGTCGTGAATCAGCCGGTAGGTGCTCGTCCCGTTCGCGGGGTTCGGATGATTGACCAGCTGATGCAATGGCCCATCCGTAAGCATCTTCCTTTTACCGTATGGCTCGCCCTCGAATGCCTGGATATGGACGCGGGCCACGTTTCGCGCGACGAATTCCACGACCTTGCGGACGCTCGGCTGCGTCGAATAAATCTCGAATGCGCGAGGGCCGCTCGACAATGGCATTCCGGGGTCGACCACAGGCCATGGACCGGTCACCGTAGCACCATTCCTGCCGGCGAAGTCGATGACACTGCCGGAGCCTTTGAAAAGGAGGCTCATTCGCTCACCGCCTTAGCAAGTTTCAAAATCACAAGACCGGAAACAATCCAGCCAAGAGGAATCCAGACCAGAAAACAGCCGGTGACGATGAAAGCGAGTCCGAGAATCTCCAGAATCATCTGCAGAAGGTCAAGCAAAAAGGCTCTCCGTCTCATAGATGCTCCTTTCCGGCGCGGGGCGGGTCAGTGCCTCGCTCAAAGCGTTCAGGGTCGCGGCCACGCCGTCGATCTTGTCGCCGGAGTTCTGCTTGTCGGGCTGTACGTTGCCGTTCGTGTCGGTCTTGACGGCCAGATTGTCCACATTCCACCGCAGTACCGGATTGCCGTGGTGTCGGAAGAGCGGAGCGTCCTTCGTGCCGGTGAGCAGCAGTCGCTGCATCTCCTTGAGCACCGGGCTCAGGGTCTTCGTGCCCTGCCGGACGATGGTCAGACGATCCACGTCCAACCCGGCCTCCTGCAGGTCATTGGCGACCTGCGTGGCGTTCCACGGGTCGTAGCCGATGGTCTGCACATCGAAAAAGTCAAGGTCATGCAGGATGCGCTTCTCGACATATGCGTAGTCGGTCACGTCGCCGGGCGTCAGGGTCAGCCAGCCGTCGCGCACCCACACGGATGCCATGCCCGCCGTGCGCTTGTCCAATGCCGGCAAATCGGACTCGGGCGCCCAGAATCTCAACAGCACGTCATAGCCGCCGCAATCGTCCGGGAAGAGCAGCGACCACGCCGTCAGATCGGACACCGCGCCGAGATCCCAGCCGCCATAGCAGACGCGGCTCTTGTACGCCTCGGCCATCTGGTCGGGCGAAGCGTAGACGGCACCGGCATTGCGGTCCCACGAGTCCAATGTGATGAAGCGTTCTGACTGCTTCGTGCGGATGCCGAGATGCAGTCGCAGGTAGCTGGCGAGCTGCGCAGGCGAATTCCGCGCCTGATTGGCCTGAGCAGCCAAATATTCCGCACTCGGGCTCTTACCCCAGCCGGGGTTCGCCTTCATTTGCGTCTCGACGGCGAATGGATCATCGGTCTCGTCGGCACCCCAGACCACGCCGTAATACGTGGTGTCGGTGATGGTTCCAGCGGCCAATTGCTCGACATACTTTCTCGTCTGATCGTAAATCGTGTTCGATTTGCCGTCATCAGGCGTGGTGATGCGCACGCCCAATGGCTGGGTTCGCGAGCCGCGACCAGTCTCCAATGTCCGCACCAGATCCGGTGTCTTATGCACGTGAAGCTCGTCGACGATGAAGCAGTGAAGGTTCATGCCATGCGCAGCATCTGCAGCGGAGCTGATGACCTCCATGTAACTGCCGGAGCGATTATGCACGATGCGCTTCTGATGTGCCGTCATCACACCCTTCAAAGCCGGCGTCTTCTCCACCAATTGCTTGATCGGCTGGAACACGAAGCCAGCCTGATGCTCGGTGGACGCGGCGCACACGACCTGCGCACCCTGTTCCCCATCGGCCCCCAACATGTACACGGCGATGCCGCCGGACAGCGTCGACTTTCCGTTCTTACGCGGCACGTCGACATACAAATCGCGGATGATGCGCACCCACTGTCCGTCGGTGTTCTTCTTCACCCAGCCGAAAACCGGGGCGAGGATCCACACGAGCTGCCACGGATCCGGGTCAAGCGGCTTGCCGGCCCACTTGCCCTGCGTATGACGCAAAGTGTGGAAGCTCAAAAGCACCTTGTCGACGCGAGCTGGGTCGAACACTGCGCCCTCGACGTTCCTTGGCTCCGGCGTCTTGATCTTCGGCACCTGCCATTCCTTCGGCAGGTCCATGCCACGCTCCAGGCAATACCAAGCGACCTCGGGGCTGATTTTCAGACGTTCCAGAGTCTCGGCGTCCGGCAGTTCAGGCGAACGGGTTGAATTCTTCATCTTCCTCGGCCTTTCCAGCGACATTCGATTCGCTCGCCGGAGTCAGGCCGAACTCGTGAGCGAAGGCGCGAATCGTATTCTGCGATTGGGTCAGCACGGTAAAGGCTGGATTGAGCTTGCGTGCGCCACGCTCCGTTTCGATGAGCACGCCCTCCTCGTTGATGCACTCCTGCGCGGCCCTCATCGAAGCCACAGCAGTGCAATACGCCACGAGCGCATCCCTGTCCTCCGGCTTGATGAGCTTCAAACGGGCGAGCTTGGGAACGATGCGCCGCCAAGTGTTCAACGCCTCGCCGCACAGCCACGCCGGCACCGACGGAGCCTTATGCTCGAAACCTGCATCGTCCTCCGAAATCTTCCTGCCGCCTGCATCACGATCAGGACCACGACCATTGATGACCCTCAACTGGAGGGGCTGCCGCTGCGGTCCACGAAGTCCCATGACAGCCTCCTTCACATGGTGGTTTGACCCCTAAAAACTGAGACGCGCGAAAAAGAGTTTCGGCGGCGCCCCTAGTCAAACCTTTGTTCGACTTTCGGAACGCCATACCCGTCAGTGGAATATCCCGGGGTAGTTCCTTCGGTCTTCTTGGTCTTTAAGGGTCTTGCATTGGTCACAGAGTGTTTGCGTGTTGTTGATGTCAAGGAATGCTCCACCTGCGCCGACTGGGATGATGTGATCGACATTGGTTCCCTTGCGGTTGCATCGTCTGCAATTGGGCTCGAGCTTCAAGCGTTCGGCTCTGACGTGTGTCCATTCGGTGTGGTGTTGCCTCAAGGCTCTCGTGTGTGCTGATGGATTCCGCCATGGTTTGCGTTGGTGCTGGTCACAGCGTCCTTGATGTGTAGCTTTGCGGCTGCATCCTGTGAAGGTGCATCGTGCTTGTGGTCGTGTCGGCATCAGTCGGTGACTTCGATTCCGAGTCGGGTCAAGGCGTTGAGGAAGTCGTCCTCGTAGATGCGCAGGCCCCACGCTTCCAGGGCATCACCCCTGCTGATCTGCATGCCCGCCTGTTCTCCTTGGTCGGCTATGCGTGTGAGTTGATGTGCGATCTCTTCGAGGGCTTCTTTCATTTCTGCTCCTTTCGGCGTGTAATATCTATCTCGCTTGCATAACTTATGTATTTTTGATACAATAGTTTATGTCAACAGGAAAGGAGGTGAGCATGAAATGGACGGATATCGTAACCGCCATCAGCTCGGTGGCGAGCAACATCATCGCGCTGGCGGCGCTCATCATCTCGATACGGCGCAGACCACGCCATAAGAGATGACGAAAGGGTTCCGAGCAGACCTAGTGCCCGGAACCCCGGTTCCATCCTATTTCATGGCCATCATGAAAACAAGCACCATATTCGCCGTCTGCGGCATCACATGCGGCCTGCTGTCCGCCATGCTCGGCCTCACGGGGAAACCATGGCAAGCCGGACTGTTCGGACTCGCGGCGGGCATCTGGTGCATCGCCACGCTCATCATGGACAGACGGGACGGCGATGACGACTGAATACCTCGGCGTCAAACAGGTCGCCAAAAGACTCGGCGTCGCGAACGCAGCAGTCTACGACCTGCCGGAGCCGGACGTGCGCATCGGCCGCACACGCGGCTGGCTCCCCGAAACCATCGACCGGTGGAACGCGCAACGTCCCGGCAGAGGCGTCGGCGGCGGCAGACCACGCAAACACAAGGAGCACGAATAAGCCGGAAGCCCGGAAAACGATTCCGGGCTTCCTTTGTTTCATGGGTGCCTTCGGCGGGATTCGAACCCGCGTCCCCGCAGTCGCAAGGAAGAGAATCCAATAAAGACTCGCGGCCGGTACGATCTACCACTGACGAAGGCATGGACAGGCGGTTTGAGCATCACCGCATCACGTAGCGCGGGATTGGCTTGCCTGCCGCTGTTGGTGTATGCCCGCTCTGACGAGAGTGGGCGGAGCGTGCCCGATATGCCGTTCGGACAGGACGGTGTTACGCAACCCAAGGAGTTAGGAGAATCCAAGGCGGATATGAAAAGGGTTCAAACCGTATGTCTTCGGTTTGAACCCTCTAATCCACTGACAATTCTGCGTTGCACTTTCGATTTTGTCAAATCGAATCGCGCCGCAGCACCTGCCGATGCACGTCCGAAAGCCTGTACAATGGCCGTCCCTTATCGTTCTCACCGGCCGGCTGAAGCCTGCCACGCTTACGCCATGAGCGAATCGTATTCGCATTGCACTGGAACCCGCATTCACGCAGCAGCTCAGCACACTCCCCCGCCGTGAACGCCCTGCCCGATTCGATGCACTCCCGCAGGAAACCCAATCGCACATCGACCACGCGATAAGCGTTGCCGCACACCGGACAGTCAACGCTTACCGCGCCGACCTCCGCACTCAGCTCCACGCCGCACAGAGGATTCAGGCACCTGCCGATGCCGTGCCTGGATGGCGGCACGTCGATGATGCCCAGCGTCTTGCGCACCACCCGCTCCCAGTCACGCCAAATCAGACCAATGTCCGGCAATCGTGAAAGACGATTGCAATCCGCGCAGATACTCAGGCATTTCAACACAGACGGATGAATCCTGCTATCGGCCCACGGCATGGCCGGCGGAGCATACAACCGCCGCCAAAGAGCGACAGCCAGATCATCGATCTCCTGCAGATGGTCAATCACAGACAACCTGACCGGCGTCGGAGCCGAAGCCAAATTGGTCCGGCCGGGCTGATGGCCACCGTAATGTGCAGTGCTGTCCAGAAACTCGCTCAGGGCTTGGATCCATGACGGATAGTCGCGGAGCCATCCTCTCATTACGGCATCGCACTTGTCACACAGCGTATTGCGCAGATTGCACTCACCGCCGCACACTCGGCACATGCCGGCGAGCGCTGGCTTGTTTTGTTTGGTTTGTGCTGGTTGTGTCTGGTTTGGTGTTGGTTGGGATTCGTTGTTTTGTTCGTTCATTTGTTCGATTCCCTCCGGCGTGGTAGTCTTCTGGTGGTGTCAGGAGCCCGGCCGGAAGGTCGGGTTTCTTGTTATTCGTGGTGTTGTTGGATGATCGCTTTGATTTCCTCTTTGGGGATTTGAGGAACCAGTGGCGAGATCTCATCGAGGCTGTATCCGGCCTGATGCCATTTGACGATCATGTCCACGAGTGTTTTCTTCACTTTCATTTCGTTTCCTTCTTTGTTTTGGTTGTGAATGTGACCAGTCCGGTCTCGGCATGGAACACCTTGACCGGCTCGCCAGTCCTCAAGGACACGGCCTGCGCGTAGTCGCCAGCATCGTCGATGTTCTCGAACGTTCTGACGCCTTCCTGGGTGACGACGTTGTAGCTCATCTTGCCGGCTCCTTGTCCGCTCCGCTCATATGGCTCCAGTCGCATGACAGGCCAGCCTGCTTGCCGTTCGTCGAGTAGACGATGCAGTCCACTTGCCTCGTGTCGGTCAGGGTGATGACGCATTCCGTGAATACGTCGGCCCCGGCGGAGCACTGCGAGTCGACGGACCTGACCGCATGCGCTGGCGTGGAAGGCTCCGACGTGCTTCCGCATCCGGCGAGCGCGAGGAGGAATACCGGTGTGAGCAGGAACATGGTGATGGCGGTAAGGCCGATGCCGGCGAGCGCGAGTGGTTTGCGTTTTCTCATTTCGAGTGTTTCCTTTCTTGTCTGGTGGCTTCCGTGTTCCATGCGCGGATGGCTTCCTTGAGGTCGTCGTGGCGGGTGAGGATGAGGATGCCGTGGTGGTGTTGGCAGGCGCATGCCCATATCTGTCGTATGGCGAATGTTTTCCGGTTGACGGCCCAGGCGATCCGGTCGAAGCTGATGTTCCGGCTGCCGCAGGTCGGGCATGGCACTGGTTTGTGCCATTTGCGCGGTCGTGTCTCCTTGGATACGGTCTTCGTGGTTTTCTTCTTCATTGTCACCATGCCTTTTTCAGGAGTGTGCGGTACCGGATGTAGTCGTTGATGTCGCGTCGGATGCAGTCGCGTACCCTGTGCGTGCCACGATGTCCCTTGTACGGATCCTCGGGACAGTCGATGAACCTCAAATACCGGCGGAGCGTGGTCAGGTCGAACTTGCGGTAGGACAGCCACCTGTCCGGGGCCAGGTCGAGACGTTTCAGGAAGTCGATGTCGAAGTCCACGTTCGTTCCGGCCGGAACCAAGGTGAAGCGTTGCGAGAGGGAGTCGAGATACTCCTCCACGGCGTCCGCGACCGCTTCCACGCAGTCGTTCCCGGCTGAACCGTTCAACAGTTCGAACAGGAGACCATTGTCCGTGTGCATCGAGAACGCGACCGGGCCCATGTCCAACAGGTCGAGATAGTCCGGTCTGATGATGCGATGCAGGGATCCATACGAATGTTCGCCCAGCACGTCGGTGCATTCCATGCCGACCTCCAACGGCAGACTGTCATTCCTGTCCGTGCCGGTCGTTTCGAAGTCGAGCCAGAGCAGCGCCTCCGGCTTCACGTTCATGTCTTCGTCCTGTTTCCTCATGATTCTTCCTTCCAATTGCTTTGCCATTCGATGATTTCGATTTGAGTGAGCCGTTGCGCCGTGCCGTCATCCAACAGCCACCACCAGTCGCCGTTCCAGTCACGTATCGGCGCGTTGAGCGGATCGCGCCAGCTCGGGATGATGTAGCCGAACCGTTCCGCCTCGGCCGGATGCGCGTGCGTCCAACCATGACAGCCGGTCGTGCCGGAACCGCACAGTTCGACGATGTTGCTCGGCAGGTCGCGCATGGTCGGGTTGGCTCGTCGGCGCAACTGCCGGTGGTGGCCGCTCCTGCCCGGCCAGACGGTCGGGTCGTGCAGGTTGTGTCCGCAACGCATGCAATGCCAGCCCTGACGTTGCAAGGCGACGCGTTTCGATTCCTGGAATTGCCGGTCGCTCATCGTCGCTCCCTTCCGAGCTGGTCGAGCAGGTTGATGCAGGTCGAGCAGTCGCGTTTGATATCGCGGATGCGGTCAAGGTCCATATCGGCGAGCGCCGGGCCTTTGAGCGCGTCGAGTTCCAATCGGTCCGCGGCTTGGATGGCCGAGGTGAGGATGCCGGCCATGTGTGCGATGGTCATGGCGTTCATGCCGCCTCCTGTTCGAACAGTTGTTCGGCCAATACGTCGCCGGGCACGTTCGCGAGCTGACGGCGCAGCATGTCCGGGTCCACGCCTTGGTTGAGCAGGTCGGCGACCTTGCATGCGAGCTCCATGTACGTGTCCGTGCCTTCGCAGGCTATCGGGCCGAGTACGCGTTTGACCTCTTCGCTGCCCCACGTATACCGGCGAGTGCCGGTTTTGGGTGTGGCGAATCCGCGTTCCTTGCCTTTGACGAGCCAGTTGCGGAATTTCGCGTTCCAGTCGGCTGATCTGGTTCCTGAGTCGAGTGCCCGGTCGCGGAATTTCCCGGCTTCGATGTCGCAGTCGATGCCGAGCTTGTCGGCGAGCGCCCTGTGTTCCTCGGTTGGTTTCCAGTCGGTTGGGATGGGTGTTGTTGTTTTCGCGCGCGGGTCTCTCTCTATAGTCTTTATTGTTTCTATAGATTTAGTAGTATTGTCTGCACGCTGTGTGCACCCCTGATTCATGCCAGATTCATGCCAGTTGCACCCCTGATTCATGCCTGTTTTTTGGGGTGCATTTCGTTCACCCCTGTTTTTTGGTTTGATTTCTTGGGGTGCATTTCGTTCACCTCTGTTTTTTGGTTTGATTTCTTGGGGTGCATTTCGTTCACCTCTGTTTTTTGGCAGGTGCATGTCATACACCTTCGGTCGGCGGTTTGGCGCGATATCGTCGACGATGTGCTGGTTGCCGTATCTCAAGAAACCCTTCTCGCGCAGGGACCGGAGCTTGTTGTGCACGGTGCGTTCCGACATATGCAGCTGCGATGCGATGGTTTTCGCGCTCTTCGCAAAGCCCTTGCCGTCATCGCCGGTCCAGTCGGCCACCATCATCAGAAGACGAAGCTCATAAGGGTCAAGCCCGTACTCGTGATACAGCAGTTTCCGAACATTCTCCATGCTCATGATTCGTCATCTCCTCCGCCGAGATATGCGCCCTTGAGCGCCTTCCTCTCGTCTTCGCTGACCTGGTAGCCGATGCGTTCCAGCACGTCGTACCAGATGCCCATATCGTCCACGCCATGCCGTTGGCGCCAGTAGTTCCAGCCGATGTTCGACTCCCAGCGGGCGGCCAGAACATCGAGAATTCGAAGCGGCCTGTCCTTCAACACCATGCGGATCGAGTCGAGGTTCTCCTTGCATTCCAGCGACCAGCGCTCGTCGTCATGCTCGGTGATCGGCAGGCTCCAGCCGAACGCGATCAGCTCCCTGATGACGTCCTCGCCCTTGTAGGACTGGTACGGGAACACGCTCCTCCAGCCGACCGTGTCAGCGAGCGCGAGCCTGCAGATTCCCGTTTCCGCGTGTTCGTGGGTGAGTGCGCGGAGGTTGTGTTTCAGCCATGTGGTGCGGTTGGCTTTGGCGATCGCTTCGAATTCGCGGGCCTGTCGGTTGAGTTCCCTGCCTCGTGCCTTGATGGCATTGTCCTCGTCGGTCTTGGCTTTGTCTTTTTCGAGCTCGTCGGCGGGAACCGGCAGGTACGTGCAGAACTCATCAAACGCGGAATTCTCGTACACACGTGCGGACGGCCAATCGGATTCCCTGGTGAACGAGGTCCAGAAGTCCGTTTCGATGTTGGATATCATGCGGCCGGCCCGGTATCCGTACGGATGCCAGTTCCAGAAGTTCTTTCCGTCTGGGAAGCTTTCGACTTTGATTCCGGCTTTGGCGAGCGCCTTCTGCGCCTTGTCGTGCCATGCGGCTTTACGGCGTTCCCGGGAGAGCCGCTGGTAGGTCCAGTCGAAATCGTCGGCGCGGGCGAGCTCGCGCTGCATGTCCGGGTCGGACTCGAATTCCGCGAGCCTGTCGAGCTGGTCGAGACTCATCTGGCTGAAATCGGCCGCCACGTCACGCGTCTCCTGCGGAATGCGGGCGATCCTCAACCGTCGGCGCACGAACCGGTCGCTGCGTCCCGTCTTCTCGGCCATCTCCTTGACGCCCACGCCTAGATCGAGGAGCCCCTGATAGCCGTCGGCCTCCTCGATGGGCGTCAAATCGGAGCGTTGCGAGTTCTCGACCAGCATGACCTCGCGTTCCCTCCGCGCGTCCATCCTTTCGATGATCGCCGGCACGGACTCGAGTCCGGCCTGTTTGGCGGCGGCGAGCCTGCGATGGCCGATGACGACTCGGTACTGCGCATGCCCGTCGATGTCGGTCTCTCCCGTCGGCGTGACCAGGAGAGGCTGTTTGATGCCCTGCGAGCGGATGCTCGCCTCCAGATCGGCCACGTCGCCCACCTGCCTGCGTGGATTGTTCGGATTCGGATGCAAATCCTCGACGGGCAGATCCTCTATGGTGATGCCCATGATTCCTCCTTAGAATTCCGGTTCGGATTCCGGCTTGCCGAAATCACCGAACGACGACGATTCACCCTGTGGCGAGCCCCACGGGTCAGACGGCGGCAACGAGGCACCGGCAGCGGTGGCTCCGCCCGTATAGCCCGCCGGGGCGGAGGACGGATTGCCATACGCTCCAGCCGTGCCACGCTGCGCCTTGGCTACCTGCGCGGTCGCATAGCGCAAGCTCGGCCCGATCTCGTCCACCTGCAATTCCATGGAAGAACGCTTCTGATGCTGCTCGTCCTCCCACGAATGCTGCGTCAGCCTTCCCTGGGCGATCACACGCATGCCCTTGGCGAGACTATTGGCACAATGCTCCGCCAAGTCACCCCACACCGTGCAGCGGAGGAACAACGCGTCCCCGTCGGTCCACTGATTCGACTGCCTGTCGAACGTGCGAGGAGTGGACGCGATCGTGAACCCAGCCACGCTCCGACCGTTCTTCGTCGACCTCAACTCCGGATCCGCGGTCAGATTGCCCACCACCGCGATAATCGTCTCACCAACCATCAGAACCTACCTTTCACGGCGAGAGTCTTGATGATGCGGATGGTCTCGCCACCATCCCTGGTCTTCACCATGTGCGTCAACTGCGCGGCCGCTCCCTGATGGAAACTGTCACCAGGCATCACCTCCAACACCGGCATGGCGATCTCGGACACGAACCGGCCCACCAGTCCGGTGAACCGCACGCCCAACGATTCAAGGATCACCAGCTCCTTCCACGCCTCGCCCTCCATCGCACGACGGCACGCCTTCGCCACGGCCCTGTCGCCACGCGTCATCCGCTTCTCGTCGACGTCCTTGACCGGAGCGTTCGGACTGAAATGCCAATGCGGCAGAATCTCCTTCATCGGTTCCTCCCTTGACCTTGATTGATATGAGATTGATTGATACGAGCCGGACCGCTGGGCGCCATGACAGCAAAGAAGCACGCCCATCGTTCCCACACCCCCAAGAAAGCTGAACGAAGCGGGGATGCGGGCGGCGTTGACGGTCCGGCCAAGCGCCGGCGGCGGGATTCGAACCCACAGCGGACGGCGTGACGGCGGAAGACGTGAGAGTGAATGCGTGAAATGCAATGTGAGATGAAGGGACCCACGCCTCCGCCATCCGTCCGCGTCCTTGTACGCCGGCGGATACGGTCAGACGTCGCCATCCACGTCATCGCGCGGAGCGAACCTGACCGTCAGCCACAGGACCGTGGCCAGATACACGCCCTCCACCACAAGCGCGCCCGTCAGACCGCCGCCATGCCAGGTGAGCATGAGCGTCACGCTCACGACCAGACCGACCACGGCCAGCGCGAACTTCAAACGCCTGAGCGTGTAGTTCGGCCTCCCCTTTTCGAACCCGTCCTCGATGCGATAATCGTTGTCCGTCATCTTGCGCCTCCAATGCTTTGAATGAATTTCCTTGCCTGGTCTTTTCCGATGCTCGCCAGCTCGTGACTTCCGTCGACGTCGAGCTCCATGAGGCTGGCGCCCTTCCCCGTGACGCGAATCGCGTAGCCGGTCAAGCCGAACATGATCACCATGCCCCTCGGCGGTGCGGGTGGCATCAGCAGCGTTTCCGCGTCGACAGCCGGCCTGATGACGTCGCCATGGTCGTCGAATTCGTCGAACACGGCCCTCACGCACGCCTTACGAATGTCGTTCATGCTTACTCCTCCAACGATTTGACGTATCGGTCCATTTCCTCGCGTCTGATGTGACGGCGGGAAGGCGTTCCTCGTTTGCTTGGCGGACGAAACGTGTCTATGTCGCCCTGGTTGACAGCCTGTCGGAGGCCGTCGTAGTCGATCCCGTACAGGCTCGCGGCCTGCGGGATGGTCCATGCGAGCCTGTCCTTCAACGGGATACGGCTCGCATCCTTGAGCTCGTTCTGCAAGACCATCACGCGCCTCCTTTGCGTGTGTGATGCCGGGCGGCGTTAGGAGAACCGCCCGGCCCTCTCCTAAAATCGGTGTCATCCCGCATATGCGACGTGCGGGCCGAACAGTTAGGAGAAGAATCAATGAATTCGAGTCCATGGGACTGGACGCTGTCAGCCACTCTGACCGTTATCGGCTTGGCCATCACACTCGCCATCGCCGTCGCGGGGTGGATAATCACCGCGAGAAAAGACTCGAAGAGCGCGAAGGCGGCACGGGAGAAGTACGAGTCCGATGCACGACGTGCCGACGAGCTGAACGCCACGCTTAAATCGCAGCTTGAGGCGTCGCGGGAATCCGCCGCGGCATTGCGCGCGCAAGTGGAGCAGCTCAAGGAGGCCAACCGCATAGCAATTTCGTCGAATCCGCCAGACAAGGCACCGTGGGGAGATTCCGTTTGGACAGGAAGCGGAGAGCTGTTCTCCATACACCATGAAGGCCTCAGAAAAGTCATCGTATTGGAAGTGCGTTCCGCAGACCCCAGAATGAGTGGCCTATTGCACTTCGACCATGCGACGCCTTTCTCCTGCGAGCCTGGAGACAGCATCGAATACCTGGCCATAGGAACACAACTTGGAAGGCCAGACGTAGAGATCAGATGGCGTTGGGCTGATGATGATACCGAACGCACAACACGCAGACCAAGCATCAAACCACGTTCCTGACTCATTGAGCACCTTCTTCCAACATCGACATGAATTCCTTCAAATCCACTTCCGCGACAGCTGGGAAGGTCACGAACGCCTTCCCGTCGCCGATGGAATCGACTCTGATCGGATTGACCGTCAGCTCCGCCATCCACCTGCCGGAATGCGCGAAGAGGTAGGAGGCAATGCGGCTCGCCTTCCCCGTCGTGAGGTCGGTGATGTTGAAGCCTATGTACTCGGTCCCGTCCATCACGCGACCGCCTTCGGGTATTCAAGCTGCAGAGTCTCCTCGCCGAACCGGCGGGCAATCAGGGCAAGACCCTTCCTCGTGACCTTCACCGTCGGCGGGAACGCGAACGGAGTCCCATCCCTGTGCGTCCCATGCGACTTCGAGGGAACCATCAGCAGATGCCCGGCGTTGATACGGCTCTGACGCGCGGACCAATGCTTGTTCTCACGGAAGATCCAGTCATTCCGGTCAAGCCATTCGAACAGTTCCGTCTGCCCGACCGGCCTACCAAGATTGCTGAGCAGCTTCGCGGAATCACGCACGGAAAGCGCGTCGGGAATGTCCACGAAGTTGTCCCACGCGGACGCCTTAGGCTGAAGCTCGTCGATACGCGACTGCTGGTCAGCTATCCTCTGCTTCTGCTCCTCCATGGTGCGCTGGCCGATCATCACGGCCTTCGCCAGGATGGTCATGTCATCGTCCGCGTCGGTGGCCGGGATATAGCCGCCAGTCCTGCGAATCTGGGGAAGCACCTCATGCGTCACCCAACGCTGGAAACGCTTGACGAACGCCTGCGCCTCTTCATTCTTAACGTATGCCGTTTCGCGGTTAAGAATTGCGCGGTAAAGACCTGACTCGGTGAGAACCGTCATATTCTGCGTTCCACTGGGGGTACTCACTTCGTGTGTACCCCTCTCATCGCCATCGAGATTGCGGGTGAGGTTTGCCGCGTCGCGGTATCCGAGAATCTTGGCGATGTCGGATGCGACGAACATCACCTCGTCGCCATCGGCGAGCGCCCTGACTTTGTTTCCTTCGAATTCGAAGGGTTGGATTTCATTGTTCATTATCGTTTCCATGTGAGAACACCTTCCTTTCGATTACTTCTGTCGGCGAGCGCCGATTGCTTATGGTTTGATTTGGTTGATTCCGTCGATTGGTTGCAGGAGCTTGATCATGAGCTGGTAGAGGCTCATGCCGAGCATCGTCGCCGTCTTCTCGAGTTGCTCGGTGTTAAACGACCCCTTGCCTCCCAGACGTTCGCTGACGGTTTTCTCGCTCATACCGAGTTCCTTGGCGAGCGCGGCCTGTGTCTTGCGGTGCCGTGCGAGCTCACCGCTGAGATTCCTTGCGATGGTTTCCGTCTCACTCATCTGTCTTGCCGCTCCTTTCTTTGTTCATTGCCTTGCGGTAATTCTTACCGTACTTAATTGAGTAAGTTTATTGTTACTCAATTAAGTATTCTTTACAAATCCTTCTCAATTGGGTACCATGTTGGGCATGGGAAGCATTGCCAGAAATGAAGTCACCGAAGACAGCAAGAGAATCATCGACATATGTCGAGATCTCGTTAAACGAAGCGGAATAACAAATGCCGAGTTCTACAAAAAGAGCGGTATGAGAAACAACTACTGGCACGTAAGGCTCCGATATGAAGCGCCGCTCACGACGTCCGACGTGGAGCACATCGCCTCCACATTCGGGCTCACCAGCCTCGACATCTACACACGCGCACTCGGCAGCGAGGCCGCCCGCGCCTACGAAGCCCGCGAGCGCGAGTTCCAGATCACCGATGATCTGATCGAACCGAGATTCGAGGACCTGCCACCACAGGAACTTGCCGCCAGCAGGGACATGAACCGTGACATGGAGTCCGAGACTCCAGAGGAGTGACGGTTTCCACTGCTTTATGAAAAACTATCATTATACACCTTTTTTGAATTATTAAAAATGACCGAATTCGACCACTTTTACGGTGGATAAGTCAAAATCGTTGAAAGGACAACGAAATGCCGGTGGAAAAGTCATCAAGAATCCATGCAAAAGACGTCGACGTGACCATTCACGCCGTCAACGGCGAAGACTACATCAGTCTCACCGATCTCGCCAGACACAGCAGTGACAGGACAGGCGAAGTCATCCGACGATGGCTGCGCCTATCGGACACCATCTCATTCCTCAGCACATGGGAGAAAATATCGAATCCAAAGTTCGACAGCAATGCGGCCGCGGCGCTTCTGGCCCAATCCGGCCGCAACATCTTCTCGCTGTCCGCCTCGGAATGGATAAGCAAAACCAACGCCATCGGCATCCGTTCGGAACGAGGACGCTCCGGAGGGACATACGCCCACAAGGACATCGCATTCGCTTTCGCATCATGGATAAGCCCGGAATTCCACCTGTTCGTCATCAAGGACTACCAACGCCTCAAAGACGCCGAAGCACAACGAACCGGAATCGAATGGCACGCAAGGCGAGAACTCACCAAGACGAACTACCGTCTCCACACCGACGCAGTGAAGGAATCACTCCAAGGCAAGGACCTGTCCAAATTCAGGGAACGTATCGAATACGCGTCAGAAGCGGACGTCATCAACCTCGCCGTGTTCGGAATGAAAGCGGCGACATGGAAGACGAACCACCCCGGATGGAAGGGGAACATGCGCGACTACGCCACGGTCAGAGACCTGGTCATACTCCAAAACATCGAGGCTCTAAGCGCCGCATACATATCACAGGGATACAGTAAAATCGAACGCTTCGAGATGCTCAAGAACGAGGCTGACAGGCAAAGAGAAAGCCTCAAGGACGACGTGCCATCGATAGAACGTCTGCGAAACATCATTGAGTCCACGGAAGAGATCAAGGAAACGAATCGACCTGGAATCGAGAACGATGGAGGGAACGACGACGCCAAGTAGCACGGCTTCCGATCCACGTATAATGGGTTGTGACAGTACCCAGCACGCGAGCGTCTTCGGCGCGGCGAACCAGGCCGGGTCGTTTCATATCACCAGCGGATGCAGCCTGGGCTCCTTCCTCGACAACGCCGGAAAAGAACACATCCGCATCATCGAGCAACCATTGCCGGACGGACTATGCGGAGCATGGCACGAGGCAAGCCGCACCATATTCCTCCACGACCGGCTCAACCAGCGACAGCGCCGCTGCACCCTCTGCCATGAGCTCATACACGCGAAACACCACGATCCAGGCTGTGGTAGCCAATACGGGTTGAAATGCGAGCGCCGGTGTCGCAGGGAGACCGCGCTGACATTGATCAGTCCGGTGGATTACGGCATGGCCGAGACGGTGTACGAGGGCAATACGTGGATGATGGCCGTGGAATTAGGTGTCACCATCCAAGTACTGTCAGATTATCGGCAGCTGCTCTACGATTCCGGCGTGTGTATGCAGTGAATACCACCAAGCGATTGTTCATGGGGGTACGATGGAGTGACCGGCATGGTCGCCAGAGAAGAAAAGAGAATCCAATGACCAACAACAATCCAAATCCGCAGCAGTTCCAGCCGCAACCGGTTCCACAACAGCAGCCGGCGCAACAACCGCCATTCGCGCAACAGCCGCATTTCCAGCAGCCGCAGCAGCCGATGATGCAGCAGCCCTACCGGCAGCCGGCCGAGGAGAAGCATATGAGCGCGCTCGGCATCACCGCATTCGTTCTCGGCGTCATCGCACTCGTGCTCTCGTGGATTCCGATCGTCAACAATGTGGCGTTCGCCTTCGCCATTGCCGGCATCATCTTCGGCTGCTTCGCACTGTACGCCACCAGGAAGAACGGAAAGAAAAAGGGCCGCGGACTGGTCATCGCGGCAGTCATCATCTCCCTCATCAGCGGCGGAGTGGTCCTCTACACGCAATCCGTATATGGTGCCGCCGTGGACAATGCGAGCAAGAGCATCGACGAGGCGAGCAAGAAAGCGCAGCACGAATCCGACAACCTCGAGAGAGGCATCGTCAACGAAGGCGCAAAGGAGCTGAAGCTGCAGGTGACCATCAGCAACGGCAACGCAGAAGTGACCTACGGCAAGGATGGTGGCACCAGCAACGAGACCGCCGCTGGCCAATGGGAGAAGACCATCACCGGCGATGACGCCCAGAAGGACTGGACGCTCAGCGCCTATCCGTCCTTCGACATAGATAACGAGACTCCAGCCGACACGCAGGTGACCTGCACCATCACCGTGGACGGCAAGCAGGTCTCACACCAGGAAGCGACCGGCGACAACGCCAACGTGTACTGCAGTGCCTCCGACAAGCAGTGA